ACCGGATGGCCGCGATTTTTTTTGGACCTGGCCCACTATCAGAAATTGCGTTGGGCCTTCCTGGATAAAGTTAACCAATCAGTACTCGTTTGGGTAGTCTAATTATTACTAACTTGGTCACCAAGTTGTTTTATGGTCTATAAATTTGTCGTTATGTGTGTGGTCCAACCACGTAAATATTGATAATGCCTAAGCGTGATGCCCCATGGCGCTTAATGGCGGGTACCCCTAAGGTGAGTCGGTCCTCCAACCAGTCTCCCCGGACTGGTACTGGGCCTAAATTTGATAAGGCCCATGCCTGGGTTAACAGGCCCATGTATAGGAAGCCCAGGATATATCGGGCTTGGAGAACGCCCGACGTTCCAAGGGGCTGTGAAGGCCCATGTAAGGTCCAGTCCTACGAGCAACGACACGATATCTCCCACGTGGGGAAGGTCATGTGCATATCCGATGTCACACGTGGTAATGGTATCACCCACCGTGTTGGTAAGCGGTTTTGTGTTAAGTCTGTGTATATCCTCGGTAAGATATGGATGGACGAGAACATCAAGCTGAAGAACCACACGAACAGTGTCATGTTCTGGTTAGTCAGGGACCGTAGACCCTATGGTACGCCTATGGATTTCGGCCAGGTGTTCAACATGTTTGACAATGAGCCCAGCACTGCCACGGTCAAGACCGATCTACGCGATCGTTACCAGGTCATGCACAAGTTCTATGGCAAGGTGACAGGTGGACAGTATGCCAGCAACGAGCAGGCTATAGTCAAGCGATTCTGGAGGGTCAACAACCATGTGGTCTACAATCACCAAGAGGCTGGCAAGTATGAGAATCACACGGAGAACGCCCTGTTATTGTATATGGCATGTACTCATGCCTCTAACCCTGTGTATGCTACTCTTAAGATCCGGATCTATTTTTATGATTCGGTATTGAATTAATAAAATTTGAATTTTATTGAATGATTTTCCAGTACATGAGATACATACGACCTGTTTGTCGCGAATCGTACAGCTCTGATAACATTGTTAATGCAAATAACACCTAACCTATCTAAATACAATAAGACTAAATATTTAAATCTACTTAAGTAAGTCGTCCCAGAAGCTTGAACTGATGTCGTCCAGATTTGGTAGTTGAGGTAGGCTTTGTGTAGACTCAGCGCCTTCCTGAGGTTGTGGTTGAACCGTATTTGGATGTGGTATATCCTGGTGTTGCTGTAAATTGGGTCCTCTACATTGATTATCGTGAAATAAAGGGGATTTGGTACCTCCCAGATAAAAACGGAATTCTCTGCCTGATCCGCAGTGATGCTCTCCCCTGTGCGTGAATCCATGGTTGGCGCAGTCGATGTGCTGGTAGAACGAGCAGCCACAGTTTAGGTCTATTCTCTTTCGACGAATCCTGGACTTTGCAATTTTGTGTTTAGGCTTGATAGAGGGTGGAGTTGAGGAAGATGAATTTTGCATTGTGGAGTGTCCAATCTTTTAGTGCTTTGTTTTCCTCTTTTTCGAGGAAACTTTTATAGCTGGCCCCCTCACCAGGATTGCAGAGCACGATTGACGGTATTCCCCCTTTAATTTGAACTGGCTTCCCGTATTTGCAATTTGATTGCCAGTCCTTTTGGGCCCCAATCAGCTCTTTCCAATGCTTCATCTTTAAATATTGCGGAGTGATGTCATCAATGACGTTGTATTCCGCTTCATTTGAGTAAACCCTAGAATTGAAATCTAGGTGTCCACTCAAATAATTGTGTGGGCCTAAGGCACGCGCCCACATTGTCTTTCCCGTCCTCGATTCACCCTCGATGATTATACTTATAGGTCTCTCCGGCCGCGCAGCGGCATCCCTACCAAAATAATCATCTGCCCATTCTTGCATCTCGTCCGGAACGTTCGTGAACGACGAGAGTGGAAACGGAGGAACCCAGGGTTCCGGAGCCTTTTGAAAGAGCCGCTCGATGTTAGCTTTGACGTTATGGTAGCTTACAATGAACGTCTTTGGGTCTCCGGCCCTTATAATGTCGAGAGCCTCTCCAGCACTAGCTGCATTGACGGCGTTGTGGTAGACGTCGTCTTTGTTTGATTTTGTACCCCCAGACACCTTGTATTGTCCGGATTCACAATAATCACCTTCTTTGGTGATGTAATTCTGGACGGCGTTGGTGTCTTTGGCTGCCTGTGCGTTTGGATGAAAATTGGCAGACCTTCTGGGGTGAGTGAGGTCGAAAAATCTAGCATCCTTGATGTTGGACTTCCCGGAGAGTTGGATGAGACAGTGGAGGTGCGGAAATCCATCTGCGTGTTCCTCTCTGGCGACTCGTATGTACGTTGGTTTGACGACTGACCATGGCAGATTTTGAAGCATTTCAATAGCTTCATCTTTGGGGATATCACACTGTGGATATGTTAAGAAAATATTTTTGGCAGCTAGACGAAATAAATTAGGGTTCCGTGGCATTTTTGTAAATATGAGCCAGGACACCAGGGGGAGCTCTCTCTAAAACTTTATTTTGCTGGTGTCCTGGTGTCCCATTTATACTAAAACCCTCTTGGGGACACCAAGGGCAAATTCGGCCATCCGCAATAATATT